TTATAATTTTGATGAAGTTCAAAGACGATATGAGGAATTTAAAAATAATTATAAATATGTTGATTACGTTAAAAATATTATGCCATTAATTATTCAGATGAAGCACTACTAATTGAACTTAATGATGAACCGTCATCGTCACTATTGAAAGGGGCAAAACCTGTATCAAAATTATCATTTATTTTTGATAAAACTTTTGGATCTATATCATCTTTTACAAATTCATTATTTTTATTTCCACCTTTCTCTTCACCAAAGAAAGACAATAGTTTTACATTAGAAATATTCAAATAGAAAAAGGTAATTGTAAAAACTACATAAATTATTACAAATAAAAGTGCATTTGATAATTTAAATAAAGAATAGGGTTCTTCTTCATTTGGATTGCTAGAAGATTTATTATAATCTAAATATTGAATAATTAAAAATATTATTATTGATACAAATAAAGAAATTAAATAATATTCCATAGTTATCTAATTATAAAATAATGATTAATTATATATAAATATACGCATTAGTTATATATACAAAATGAAATTAGAATTGCGAAAATTTGATCCATCAACGATTAAAAGTGATTCGGTTGTTGTTTTTATTGGTAAGAGAAATACAGGTAAATCCTATTGTATGAAGGATATTCTCAGTTATCATAAAGAACTTCCTGTTGGAATAGTTATTAGTCCAACTGAGACAGCCAATAATTATTTCGAAAAATTTATTCCAAACATGCTTATTTATGATGAATATGAACCTGCAATTGTAAAGAGATTTCTTGAACGACAAATTACAATCAATAAACAGAAGGGTGATCAATTGAAGAAATATGGGTCATCTGAAATTGATAGTAGAGCCTTCTTAATTCTTGATGATTGTCTTTATGATAAAAGTTGGCCAACTGATAAAAATATTCGAAGTATTTTTATGAATGGACGTCATTATAAAATCTTTTTTTTGATTACTATGCAGTATTGTCTAGGTTTGCCACCTATTCTAAGAGCAAATATTGATTATGTTTTTATTTTCAAAAATAATTTAATTAAAGAAAGAGAAAAGATTTATCATCACTATGCCGGAATTTTTAATAACTTTGAAACTTTTTGTACAGTAATGGATAATTGTACCGATAATTATGAATGTTTGGTGATTGATAATAAGGTTCAAAGTAATCGTTTGGAAGATCAAGTGAAATGGTATAAGGCTAAAGAGGTTGATTTCAAGTTATGTTCACCTGAATTATGGAATTTATGTGCATTGGAAAAGGAAAGAAAAGAGAACACTCTATTTTATGAGGACGAAGAAGACGAGGAACCATATGATCCTAGTGTTTTTCTTAAAAACAAAAATAAAGTTAAAATTAACGTGAAAAAGAAAAATTAAATATAATTAAGATGAGTATTATCTACGATACAGTAATTATTGGTGCTGGTCCTGCAGGATTAGCATTTGCCAATTATGCGAAAAAACATAAACCAAATCAATCCATATTAATCATAGAGAAAGACGCAGTAATTGGTGGTTGTCATAAGGTAAATAGAAAGAAATATCAAGATAGTTATTATTTCTGTGAACATGGTCCACGTGTTTATTATGGAAGTTATGTTAATTTCTTCTCTTTATTGAAATCAATGAATTTGAATTTTAATGATTTATTTGCAAAAAAATATTCGATTCTTAATATCATCAGTAAGATTGTATTTAAAGACCAAATTTTAAGTTTTATGGAAATTTTAAAATTAACAAGAGATTTCATTATAGTTATTTTTGATAATAAACATGGAAGTAATATGAGTATGTATGATTATATGAAATTAAATGATTTTAGCAATGATGCTATTACTAATGTTGATTCATTATGTAGTTCATTTGATGGTGGTGATAGTAAAAAGGTTTCATTAAATAATTTTATAAATACCACCATACAAACCTTTTTATATTCAGCATATATTCCTAAAAGACCAAATGATGAGGCTCTTTTCAATTATTGGCGTAGATATTTGGAAATGAAAAAGGTTCAATTCTTATTAAATTCATCTGTAAGTGAAATAATTCCCAAAGGTAATAAAGTTGATATGATTGTGCTTGCAAATGGAACAAAAATTAAAGCTACTAATTTCATATTTGCAGTTCCTCCAGCCAATTTAATTAAAATTAAGGATTTGAAGGAAGCATTTGATATTACGAATGAATATGTAAATGCCACTGAATATCACGAATATATATCACTTTCTTTTCATTGGGATTATGAATTGAAATTGGAGGATGATGCATCTGTTTTTAATATAAAGACGGAATGGTCACTATTTCCGTTTAATATGACTGAAAAGATGAAATTTAAGGAATTAAAATCAAAGACGGTTATTAGCTGTGCAGTGGTAAATACAAATGTAAAGGGTAGAGTCATAAATAAAACTGCAAATGAATGTAATGAAAAGGAATTGATTGACGAGGTTTATGAACAGTTGCGATTGATTTATAAAAATATTCCAAGACCTACATTAACATTCATCAATAATGAAAAGAATGGAAATGAATGGAAATCCAATGAAACAGCTTTCATTAAAGTTCCTAATTATGATTATTTAGATTTTAAAAGTAAGAAATATAGGAATATTTATTGTTTGGGATCCCATAATGGAAAGCAAAAAAATTCCTATACATCACTTGAATCAGCTATAAGTAATTCTATTAAACTAGCAAATATCATTTATAATAAGAAAGATAAGATTAAACGATGTTTTGATATGCGAGATTTAATTATTGTTATTATTTCTATAATTTTATTGTTATTATTAGTTAAATGGAAATTCAGTTGAGGGGAAATCAAGAAATTATAAGTGATTATAATAAAAGAGAAATGATTAGAAATGAGGATGGCGATGATGATACTACTATTAAAATAGTTACTGTAAATGAGGAAGAATCACCTAAGATTGAACCAATTAATGATAAAGTTTTTATTGAAATTCCTGTACCTCAAAGAAATCCATCTGCATATGCTGAACTAGTGAATGTAACTCAATCATCACAAACAGGAGAAATGGAAGATAAAACAGATATATATATGAATAGAGCAGATCAATTATTAAAATTGATAAGTGAAAGTAAAAAGAAAATTGCAAATAATCTCTATATAGTTTCTGCAAAATACGATTTAATTTATTTCAGATTCAATCGTATTTCCTTATCTATATTAATAATTTCTACCATTATTACTTTTGTGGAAGCCATTCGATTGACCATTGTTAATTATGATACTCAATATAAGGGTTCAAAAGTGGGTGAATATATATCTCATGAAACTATTTCACTAATCATAAATGTTTTATCTTTATCTTTAAGTACTATTCTTACTATTCTAAGTTCCATCGTGAAATTTAAGAATTATAGGGAAAATATGGATAAACTTAAAAATATTCACGACACCTTATTTAACTATAAGAATTTATATGATAAACAAAAGGAATTAGTTAAATTTTTCAAAATGAATAATTCGCTTACAGATGAACATTATGATAAACTTAAGGATACAATTGAAGGTTATAATAGAGATATCAAAGATATCAGTGTTTTTGAAAATATTAGAAATGAAGATATTCTTAAGTTTAATAAAATAAAAGTTGCACACGATATTAAACTTCATAAATTAGCAACAGATAGAGAAATTGAATTACTCAAGATTACGATGAATAACAATAAAAAAAAGGAAAGGCTTGAAGATGACAGTGTAAAATTTAGATGTTTTAATTAGAATAAGCTAAGCCACCCATACCAGAGAGAATACGAAGAACGTTATAATTAGTGGTATAGATATATATTTCACCCGCAACAGATGATGATACTGATAAGATAGCAGTATCAATACGAGACATATTTAAGGTTCCAGAAGGTTGATGCTCCTCTGGTTTGATGGCAAATGAATAAACATTAATACCCTGATGGAAGGCATCAGGAGTATTGTCATGATGTTGATATGGTTGAACTAATGAGAAATAGTTGCCAGCACGTTCAGCAAAACGATCATTGCCATTAAGTTGTATCTTGGCTTGTACAACAGGGTTATTGCCTAACCATTGATTATTATCCTTGATACGAGTGGAGAAATTATTCCAATATAAATTATAAGCAGTTGCACCAGAATCCTTAGTTGGTTTTATATACCATACTAATTCCTTACAAGGATGATTGAAATTCATGCGAATACTTTTAGTATTATTGGCGCTGGTAATAGTATCATTACCAGTGAATTGTAATTGTTCAATTAAATACTCATGAGATAATTGGGCAAATCGTCGACGTTCATCTGTATCAAGGAAGATATAATCAACCCATAAATTAACATTAGTTAAAGCCAAGTTATCAGAGTTTGCTAATGCAGAATTAAGTCTAGCAGCTGGGAGTGGTGTGCCATCTTTATCAAGGAGAACAAATGCTTTATCGGAATAATTTGCAGTTTGATCTACAAGATTAGTTTTGGCTTCTAAATCAATATTTATTTTTACTTCGTGATATTGGAGAGCTATAAGAGGAAGAGCGAGACCAACATTGCGACAGAACCAAAATTCAAGAGGAACGTGAACTGTATAGGAACGCTTGGCTGGTAAATAGATGGAACGATTAAATCTATCAGCACCTACCATGGTATAATAACCATTACGTTTGCCAAATGGTAAAGATAATTCATTCCAAATATATAACCATTCAGAATAATGTTTATCAATGCGTTGGCCACCAATTTCTAATTCAATAGTTTTTAATAATCTAAGACCAAAATAAGGAACAAGGGCAATTCCTGTATTTTCAGCATTTGAGGCGCCTTCAGTATTATTATTAGTAAAAGTAGCACGTAAATAAACACGATTGATTAAATCACCATTTCGAGTTATTTGACAAGTTACGCGAGAACCAAAAGTAGCATTTCCATTAAATGTTTGTTCTATCGCCTCAATTGCAAAATTGGTATGACGACGATAAGCAGCTTTGAAGAAAGTAATTTGGGGATTACCAGTTAAATAAACATCCTGAGCACCATAAGCGACAAGTTGAAGAAGACCACCACCCATTTATGCTATATTCTTTATACTATAATAGGAGAAAAAAAAAGAATAGTAAAAATCTAATTAGAGTATGCTAAACCACCCATACCTGAAAGAATACGAAGAACGTTATAATTCGTGGCATAGACAAATAATGAACTATTAGTTGACACATATTTAAGACCGGCATTATATGTAAGAGGAGTGGTTTTATCGTAAATATCCAAGTTAAGTACAGCAGTATCTATACGAGACATATTTAAGGTTCCAGATGGTTGATGTTCTTCGGGTTTAAGAGCGAATGAATAAACATTAATTCCAGCATTAGCTGGAACATTTTCATGATGTTGGAATGGTTGTACAAGATTAAAATAATGACCAGTTCGTTGTGAAAATCGGTCATTGCCATTTAATACTAATTTAGCATTATTAACTGGATTGGCAGCATATAAAACCTCACTATTATTTCCAGTTAAACCATCAAAATGAAGCTTATTAAAATAGACTTCAGTTGAGTTATCAGCTGCAACAATGGCATTAACTTTAGTGGTATAATTAAACCAGTTATTGGTATTATTATCACTGTTGTATAAGAACCAAATTAATTCCTTGCAAGGATGATTGAAATTTAATTTAGCTTTAACACTAGTAGTAGTTACAGCTTCCTCGCCAGTGAATTGTAATTGTTCAATTAAATACTCATGAGATAACTGAGCAAATCGTCGACGTTCATCGGTATCAAGGAAGATATAATCAACCCATAAGGATGCAGTAAATGTGGGACTAGCTGTATCGCCACCAGTTAATTTACATTTATCCTCTGTTTCAAAATTAAGATTAATCTTAACTTCGTGATATTGAAGAGCGATCAAGGGAAGAGCAAGACCAACGTTGCGACAGAACCAGAATTCAAGAGGAACGTATAAAGTATCATTAATGGATGCTTTGGTAGCATCAGTAACAAAATTGACCTGACCACCAAATGCACCAACCATTTGATTATAACCATCGCGCTTAGCTGCAGGAAGAGATAATTCATTCCAGATATATAACCAATGGGCATAATGTTTGTCAATGCGTTGTCCACCAATCTCAATCTCTACATAGTTAATTACACGAAGACCAAAATATTTGGCATAAATGTTTTGAGTTTTATTTGTTAATTTTAATTGTAAATAAACACGATTAATTAAATCACCATTTCGAGATATTTGACAGGTCACACGAGAACCAAAAGTAGCATTTCCGTTAAATGTTTGTTCTATCGCCTCAATTGCAAAATTGGTGTGACGACGATATACAGCTTTGAAGAAAGTAATTTGGGGATTACCAGTTAAATAAACATCCTGAGCACCATAAGCGACAAGTTGAAGAAGACCACCACCCATTTATGCTATATTCTTTATACTATAATAGGAGAAAAAAAAAGAATAGTAAAAATCTAATTAGAGTATGCTAAACCACCCATACCTGAAAGAATACGAAGAACGTTATAATTCGTGGCATAGATATTAATAACTCCTGATAAAGAACCTGTTGTCATTGCCTTAGTATCTACAGCTAAAACAGCAGTATCTATACGAGACATATTCAAAGTTCCTGATGGTTGATGCTCTTCGGGTTTAAGAGCAAATGAATAAACGTTAATTCCTTGATTAGCAGGGATATTGGTGTGATGTTGGAAAGGTTGAACATAATTGAAATAAGAGCCGTCACGTTGAGCAAAACGATCATTACCATTCAATTGAAGTAAACATTTAGCAAATGGATTGGTAGAATTGGGTGAGAATCCTGGTTCAACGTTATAAACTAATTTAGTAGTAAAAGTATTAACTTCAGATGTCATATTACTGGAAGCAAGAACATTGGAAGTTATAGCTGCATCAGATAGAAGAGGTGTTGATAATTGGGCTGGATTTTGATTTCCAAGTAAGAAAGAGCCGTCAGCTTTTACGGTATAATTATACCAATGATTGCGAGTGGTGCTGGTATTTGCATACTTAGCAACCCATACCAATTCTTTGCAAGGATGATTGAAATTTAATTTCACACGAGTAGAAGTTCCAGAGGTATTAGCACTTAAACTTTCAGAACCAGTGAATTGTAATTGTTCGATTAAATACTCATGAGATAATTGAGCAAACTTGCGACGTTCATCAGTATCAAGGAAGATATAATCAACCCATAAATTAGCCTTAGGTATAGTGTAACTACCAGTAGCATCAACAGCATCTACGTTGTTAGTGCCGCCCAATTTATAAATACAATTAGCATGAGTCTCAAATTCTATCTTGAGTTTTACTTCATGATATTGAAGAGCAATTAAGGGAAGAGCAAGACCAATAGTACGGCAGAACCAGAATTCAAGGGGAATGAATAAAGTGACACCAGTGGTTAAGCCGTACTCTCCGGTTGCATCCTGATCAGCACCTACCATTTGCTCCCAAGCATAACGCTTGCCAATCGGAAGAGAAAGCTCATTCCAAATGTAAAGCCAATCAGAATAATGCTTATCTATTTGCTGACCACCAATTTCAATGGTAACAGCTTTTAATAATCGTAAACCAACATAATTCACAAATTTATCAGGAGTAGCAAGAGCAGGTAAAGTAACTTCAAGATAAGCACGATTAATTAAATCACCATTACGGGATATTTGACAATATACGGTATTTCCAAAATTGGGGATACCTGAGAATGTTTGTTGTATCGCTTCAACAGCAAAATTAGTATGACGACGATATACAACTTTGAAGAAAGTAATTTGGGGATTACCAGTTAAATAAACATCCTGAGCACCATAAGCGACAAGTTGAAGAAGACCACCACCCATTTATGCTATATTCTTTATACTATAATAGGAGAAAAAAATAATACTTATTTTTAACTATATAAGCATATTTAAAAACATTAATTTATAGATAACATTTAATT